GTTGCACTTGTAGCGGCTTCCAGCGCCTTTGTTGTAATAACTGATACGGAAGCGTCTTGTTCGTTAGAACCAGCACCACCTAGACCACGATAGATAGCCATATTTTCTCCTTGTTAAACTCTTGGTGAAAGGCTCTAACAAAAGCCCTTTAACAAAGAAGGGAAGCCCTCATAGAGAGCCTCCCCGAGCCTAATTAGGCTGGCATTGCGATTGCAACAGCAGCTTCATCACGCAACTCTTTCACGCCGTACAGCATGTCAGAGGTGAACAATGTGCCCAAGTACTCTTGCTTGTACTGAGTCTGTGAGCGAACGCCCATCTGCTCTGCCAACACAAAAGCGTCCTTGTGGAACATCATACCGATACGAGCGTCACCAGTGGCGGTCTCGCAGTTGGTAGTGACATAAACCTTCACGCCATAGACGTTACCGATTTCACCGTTACGGATTGAGTTACCACCACCAGTTTCGCCAGTGAAAGCTTGCTCAGTGAAACGAGCCAAACCCAACATAACGTTACGAGCGACAGGAGGCAACACCAACACACGACCGTCCATAGGTACGTCTTGATCGTCCAAAGTTTGGATAATCTTACGGATACCAGCGTCAGTGATAGCAGACTCGTTAGTGCCAGTGTAAGCGGTAGAACCGTCACCACCGATAACAGCGGCGTTATAGGCAATAGTGCCGTTACCGCCTTGGACGTTACGACCCAAAGCCAACAAGTCGGTGTCAACTTGCTTAGCCAAAGCGTAGCCAGCGTCACCAGTGTAAAACTTACGCAGGCTAGCCAAAGCTTGTGCTTCGGTGATGTCTTCGATCAAGCGGCTATATTCATAGTGCTTGTTAACCAACACTTGAACTTCTGACTCAGTTGCAGCTTGCAGGGTAACTTGCGTTGATGCAGCTTTAACGTTGGCAGAGCCACGGGTGGGCTTAGGGATATGGAGAGTGTCGCCCTTTTTGCCCTTGAAGGACATTTTAGAGACGAGGTTCGCCATAACGAGGTTTTGCTTATATGATGCGATGATTTCATCAGACCACAATTCAGGGATAAACGTTGCACCAGTTGTATTGGTGACGTGATTAGTTCCGAGTGCCATAATAAATACCTTTCAAAATGATTATTTCACCCTTCCTTCAGCATAAGCTTGCATGATGTCAGGGGCAAGCTCTTGATAACGGTCGGGGTTAAAACGCATGAGTTCAATGATGTCGGCTCTGCGATATGTCTTTTTACTTGCTGTCTCACCAGACCCTTTGGTTGCACCAGTGGATGCTGCTTTGACTGCTTGCTTACGCTCTACTTTCTCTACTGCCTTCGTCTGTTGCACTACTTGATTCCGTTCCTTCCAAGTAGATAACAACTCATTGGCTGCGTCGAAGTCGTAGTAGCGATCTGCTCGACTAAATAGCTCCTGCCGTACCTTACTCTTACCAATCCAATCTACAAACGAGGCATCTTTAATAATGTCGCCGTAGTCAGGATGTGTAGCTTTCAGGTCTTGCAAAATCTTAGCCTGTGTCATTTGTGCCGCCATTAACTCGGCTTGTTGCACTTTTGGGTGCTTTGAGATTGCTTTGGCAATAGCCTTGTCGGGATCAGTAAAGAAATCTACCTCTTCCTCGACTTCTGGGGCTTGTTGTTGTTTTGTGACGGTTTGGGCACGTACGTACTCGTCAACTATCCGTCGAAGTTCCCCGACTTCACTCCCTTGCTTGCCGATGGCTCGTTCGGCTTCTTGATGCATACGGACAATATCTTTAACAGACTTGCCTTTATACTTCTCAGGAATTTCATCTTCGTCAGTATCTTGTGCAGCAGGTTCCTCTTCAGGGGTTGCCTGTTGTCCACCCTCGTCGACAGGTGAATACTCTTCGTCTTCTTGTTTCGGCTCGTTGCCTTCGTCGATAAATGTTGCCATTAAACTCTCCGTGCTAAATAAGCATTGTGGAATATAATTATGTGCTTATGCTTAGGTTAATCCTGAGCGGCACTCTTTTGTTCCTGCTTAATCTTCTCGTTTCGCTTGCGTTCCCATTGCATTGCTGCTCCGGGAAAATCTCCGGTCACGCCCTCAAGTTTGACCATCGGCTTGCTAACGATGCGGATTGCAGGTTGACCACACACCTTACAATTGGTTGTTCTTAATTCAGAATCAATGTAAGCTTCTGTGAGGTGGTCGTCTCCGCAGATAAACTCATAGATACGCTTAGGCATTTACTTCCCTCTCAAAGTCCTCGTAGCTGTTTTTAATCGCTGACTCGTAAGAGAGAACTCGCTGTACCGCTTCTATCTGTCCTCTACGGAACCAGAATTGTTTCTCGTCTGGGATGGTAGTAATATCTTGAAGTAATTCCATATTGTCGGAAATATCTTCAATATACTGCTTCCACCCCTTAGAGGCAAACAAGTCTAGTAGTGTTTCGTAGTAATCCTGTAGTTCTTTGTCCATCTCTTTTTCCTTTCTTTGTTAGGAGAGATGTTGCAATTATACCACACTTTTGTCTTTTTGTCAAGTGTTATTGTTGTCTTTTTGCGCTAACTTGCATAGCCGCAATGCGTTCGTTGCTAACAATGTCTTGCTCTTTCAACATTAGCTCAGCAATCTTGGCTCGTTTGGCAAATTCAGCGTCATCCGCATTACCTGCTTGGAGGTTAGTAGACAATGCCGCCGCCATCTTAGCCTGAACAACCTGTGGCTCCAACTGCGCCTCAACAGCATACTTCTGGGCACGGGCTTGAGCCTCTTGAGCCTGAGCCTGAATTAACTGAAGCTGAGCCTGAGCGATAGCCTGTTGCTGTTGCATTTGTGCCTGAGCAGCTTGCTGTGCCTCTGGGTTAGGCTGAGCAGCTTGTTGCATTTGAGCCATAAGTTCTTCACGGTTGGACAGACCCATGTTGTCAATAACAGCAGATACCAACATCGGGTACATTGGGCTATCTTGACCAAGGGTTTGTAACAACTGAACAAGTTGCGTAACCTCATACTCACGAGCAATAACACCCAGAGATGATGATGGTACAAACTTATAGTCGCTGACTGGGTAGTTATCAGGATCAAACTGCATATACCGCCAAGCACACTTCTCAATCATTGGGATAAGGAATGACTCTTGGAAGTTAATCAGTGTACGCTTGTGGCGTTTGATGATTGCTCCCATAGACATAGAGACAGCGCCAGCAGCAGCGTCACCATTGATAGTGCCGGGGATACCAGCAGCGTCAATAGCGCCTGTAGCCATTTGAACCATCTTCTGCAACTCGCCTGCCTGAGCGAAAGTCACTTGGTCGAGGTTACCAAACTTAAATGGCTGTAAAATCTCAGCAGGGTTACCGTTGGTCAGGATGGTTTTACCGGGACGAATCTCAAGCTTAGCCCCACGAGGCATACGAGAGGCATCCATAGCCATCATTGGGTGCACGGTGAGGGCTAGGGCATCAATACGAGCACGAAGCTCAGCATCGAGTGCCTTCTGGCTGTTATAACCCTTCTCACAGATACCACGACCCCAGAAGCGTGAAGGAACTACGTCCCAAGGAAACGCCACAACAGGACGATCTTGCATCATGTAGGGGTTTTCTTCAATCTTGAGTAGTTGACCACCATTGGCGATGACAATAATCACCTCAATGTAGCCTTCTTCGTCTTCTTCGCCCTCATCCTCAGCTTCGAGGGTTTTGGACATCTCATCCTCATCAACCTCCATAACGGCATCGTTATACAGGTGTTTTGGTACTAAACCGTAGTATTTGGTTAGGCGTACCTTATCCTCGTCGAATGATGTTAGCTCTTTATCAGCCTCGATGTCAGAATCGTCGTAAGCACCCTCAATATCGACATCACGGTAGATGCCATTCTGGATACCCATCTCGACTTGATGCTTAGGCACAAACTCGTCAATGGCAACACCCAAAGCTTCCTCAATAGAGGTGGCTACAGGGTCAATTAGGAAGTTCTGTGGCAGGATAGGGCGTAGTTTAACAACCACACGGTCTTCAACAGTAACGCCGACAGCCTTCATTGCCCCATCCATCACTGGCTGAGTAGCTGGCTTCATCTCCTTGACTTCTTCTAACACAATCTCGCCAATACCTGTGCCAAAGACAGCAGCATTGAGGATACACTCTGCTACAGCCTTGCGGGTCTTGGTAAACTGGAAGTCTTCTGACAATTGCTCACGTAGGTAGGCGATGTCGGTAGGGTCTTGATCTTTGCGGTCGTCACGGATGTCGAACCACTTACCACGACCAAAGGTGGCTTCCTCAACCTCTGCGACTGAACTCTCAACAGCCTGTTGCAGGGCAGGGGAAATCAGTCGTGAACGCTCTGACTCACGTGTCTTGTCGTCGTTAGACCAGATACCACGCCATAGACGGTAGTACTCGTCAAACTTTTGTTCGTAGTTTGCGTTATAGTGGTCACGCCATTGGTCAACCTTACTGATAACCCAACCCTCAACCGACTGGTCAGGTGAGCTTTTTTCGTAATCTTCCATATTAATATCCTGATGTTGCGTCTAGCATCTCATACTCGTCTTCCTCAAAGTCTAAAACATAGGCTACTTTTGCAAGTCGCTCGATGTAGGACAATGCGTCAGGTAAGTCGTCGTGTACTAGTTTGTTTGGAAACTGAAATAATTGATCTAGGAACTCGTTGTTCCAATCACCCTTGTTGAGTTTGACATAACCATTCTCAAAGCGCCCTTGAAGCGCCCATACGATACGATCTGTCTTCTTCTTATTACCGTGTGTTAGCTCATCAACCCTAAAGAAGGTTTGAGTACGCTTCATAATGTCGCTAAGGTAGGGCATTACAGCCTGTCGTGCAATACCCTTCTCAATTCCGACTGCTACAGGCTCGTACTTTTTAACAGCATCAAAGATTTTCTTGGCTGTTTCTTTAACATCCCACCTACCGTAGATGATTTCTGCTACCCACCAACCCTTGTCGTTGGCTTTTACTATAGCCATAGCAGTAGAGTCAAGGCGAGTGTTTTTAATACCAACAGAACCTTCGGCTTCAAAGCCAGCCAAGTCAACTGCGATATAAAAATCCCCGTCCA